CCATTATCCTTCCGATCAATAAAATCGGCACAGAGACCCACCCGACGAAATTTCTGGCGGTCTACATGATTGCAACCATCTCCTTCCGTCTGATCATATTGTGTAAAATCCATCTCTGTATATTCTCCATAAATATGGGCCAAAGGGCCCCAACTTATCAGTGTATCATCCCCCATGACACACACTATGACTCGACTGCGGTCATTAACCATGAGATCACCCAAGGCGCTCAGCTGAGCGCCTGTGTACCCAGAACAATACACAAAAGACACCATGATACCATCAAGTTCATAAGTACGGAACTCATTATAAACTCCATGTAAAAACTCTGAATAAGCATGCGCCACTTGGGTTTGGGCGGCTAAATATTCAGGGTTAAATTGTATTATGGTCCGTGGTTTAATAAAGACGTCTTCCTTCAAAGCCAAGACCTCATCATGTTTAACACTCGCTGATTTACGCACGAGCGGCTCACCAAACTCTTCAATTACAGTACGTGCTTGTAAAAGTCTTCCTGCTGCAGGACCAGACATCTTAAAGCACGCTTGCTCAAACGATGGAACAAAAGTACAGGCATCGAAAAACAATTTACTACAACGATCATCCAAATCCTGCCATGTGGCCGTTACTAATTGTTGAAATGGCAAGAAGGGAACGTTGGGATAAGGATTATTAAACGTACGTAAAGCCAACGCCGTTATAAGATTAATAGGACTTGACGATGGTCTATATAACATGTGCAATGGAGCCACAATTGGATATATACCTTTGGTTTCACGATAACTCACCGCAGTATATTCTTCACAAGCTAACGCAGCTTCCTCCAGGCTCATCTTAACGTCATTAATCCGAATATCGAGGGTATCCTCAACCTCAGGACGCAAATTATATGGGACAACCTTGGCATCAGTTGACGTCACCATATCTCCGCTTTGCAGCTCCAAAACATGGGCTCGCTGGGTAGGAATCTCCCCCAAACGACGCCATTCATTATAAACCCCAATCGCCAACGTACCCACTATAGCCCAAGGTGGCAAACACGCAGCCACGGGCGTAAAAGACGCAATATGACCCCAAATACCATTAAAGTTAAACAAAGAGTGGAGAGCAGTACGGGCGCCCTGTCCAACACCGAGATCTCGAAGCATCTTCATTGTCCCATGAAAAAGGAAAATTAAAACCGCAGCCTCGGGACCTTCAGTTATTAACTTCTCAATTGGCTCGACCACATTCAAAGCCCAGAATGCAAATCTAGGCCAATATTGCCGTACAGCTTCTTCCAATATCGGGGCGCCAACAAGTGGATACCAACCTAACACATTAATACTTGTACAATGAAATCCGATACTATGACGAACACGAGACCAATCTGGAAAACCAGTAAAATCCCGTGCCAATCTCTCTAAAAGGGGGAGAGATGGTTGCGGGACTGGACAAGTCATCAAAGCTGACCCTGTCACATAACCTTTGGGGGCCAAACGCAAAAGTCTCTCTGGGTAAAAGACTCCTTTATAACGCAAATACAACGCCGCCAGACAAGCAAAACCGGCTAAAGCTTGCAACTCCCAAGTATTATCAGGATCAGCTTTACGAGAGCGTAAATCAATAAGCGTTGTGTCCATGACAAAATTATTCTTCAACACCTCTATTCGCGCCTGCACTGTAGAACGTCTCTCCCACAGCACAACGGATTCGATCGTCTCTTGTGAGAGGCGACGAGCGAAATCTGGAAAACGCTCTTCAAATCGCTTCAAAATTGTGTTCGTGTTGAACTCAGTCACAACCACACTTGTCGCCGAATCTAATAAAGGTCCACTAATAGGTTTCGAACGGAACAAAGCTCCTTTGGTCGCAACCAGTGGCCAATACGACAAAACCTCTCGATGGACATCTCTCAAAGTGGATGGCAACCACTCAACAATGGCATGCGGTACACTCTGCAAACACGGACGCAAAGTATTCAGAGTGAGTTTCTTAAAAGAAACCGCTCCCGCCTGGTCAGAATTTTTCTTAAGAGGAACCAGACCATTATCAGCCGCGAACATCAACAGTTTATAAGGACCGAAATGAGCCAAATCCGCAATGGCCAATCCATCAATGCTTCTCTCCGTAAACATCCAATCAAGTGGGACATGAGGGGCATAGGGTACTCCAGTCGGATCAGGACTGAAACAGATCTGCTCATGATCTTTGTACCACAAACCTTCATCATAACACGCAGAATCATAGCCAGCTTCTCCTCGAAAATTACGAACAATGGCATACCCAATTCCACTTGTTGACAACGATACCAAATCCCGCAAAATGATAGGTGTCAACCCTCGAGGAGACCATCCGTACTCGTACACATCTTGTACTAACAAAAAATCAAACACCGGCAGCACATTTGTTCGAGAAGTAAATCTGGCAGAATCTCCTTGAACACTAAATGGTTCGTAATTAACAAACTCAAGATCTAACGGAAAGGGGGCGCGTATACGTTGGTTACGATCAGAACCAAATAAATCCAGAATTGTTATCCGAGCTGCATCAAAAGGTGCTTTACGTAAAAACGAAAAGACAGCCAATTGACGATAAATCGCTGATATCGGATGACTATTACCCACTTGTGAAAGGGGTACCTTATTAATCGGATAAGGACCATTGGCGTC